TTAACCCCACGGGGCGTTAAGAAAAAAGTCTTAAACACATGAACATAAAGTCTCAAAACAAAAAATGAAGAATGACACAGTTAAAATAACCAAACAAAACAAATAAATAAAATAAAATACAAATTGAATTTCATTTGAAGTCGTTGCTTTTTCTTTTCTTTTTTACTTCATAGATTAATGTGACAGTTAGTGTAAATGTCGAAAACGCTAACATGTAATTTCTAGCATATTCTAATAGACCAACAAGGTCAAGAACAAAAACAAGCAGTGGTGAAAATGCTAATCCTACATATCCTAAAATCATTGTCATAATGTAATAAAAGTCATTAACAGTATCAAGCATTTTTATAAGGTGATAAAAGAATATTGCAATCAATGAAAAGTATAGAATCAAGATTTGTGTTTTTAGAGCTATCATTACATTTCCCTACATGACAGTATTATGTGGTATTTATATGCTTTTTACTCGAACATACATTGTCTAAATTATAAGCTTATGAAAAAATAGTTTTAATAATGTTTGTATGAAAGGAAAAGAAAAAACGCGCGAGCGGGGGGCCTTAATGCAGGATCGAGAGAATACAATATATTCTCAGGATAAAAACTTAACTGAAAAGTTGCGAGAAAAGTTCTTGGAATACTATAGACTTGTAAGAGTTCCAAAAGTACATACTTGCATTAGACTTTCAGTTAGTAAGGAACTTTACGATAGGATAAGGAAGATAGCGAAAGAAAAGGGAATTTCAGTTTCTGCATATTTGAGACATATCATTGCTATCAACATGTTATTCCATGAAGAAATTATGAAAGGAACATTCGAACAATCACAATTATTATCTGCATTAACAACAATAGGATCTCCAGTTATTGTACATCTACATGAGATTAAGGAGATAAAGCATAAGTCGGAAGCAAAAGCCTCTATCAAGATTATTATTGATCAAATGATTGACGATCTTGATGATCTTATAACAAAATTTGAAAGTGAATGGAATGCTTCAGGAAAGGTATGGAACAAAACGTTGATTGACATGAGCAATAAAATAAGAAAGACCATTGAAAAGATTGAGAAGTATATCATTAAATACTCGAGATATGTTGATGAAGATCAAGTAAAAAGATTTGTCGATCTAAGGAAAAAATATGATGAATTGATCAAAAAGTGATGGTGTAAATAAATGAAGTATATTTGTGATGTATGGGCCTTTTAAATTACTCAAAGAAACTTGTTATTTCGCTAAGGCCTAACCGTTTCTTTTTAAGTAATGGACATTTCGATGGTTTGTAAGTACATTCTTTATTCGTCAATCTACACAAGAAGACCTCATAGAAAAGTTCAGGATTGTTCTTATCCCTTATCCTAACCTTGTAACGATATTCACAACCTGATGATCTACTCATGGTTTACCAACCTCATGATTATTGTATCTGGTAAGAATATCAAGACATTTTCTCCATGAGACGTAGATAAACTTTCGCTTTTCAATTGTAAGGCCTAACTTACTTGCTATCTCGATCAACACTTTATGTTTTGCAGGACTAGTAACAATTTCAAGTGAGATCTTATGTTTAGCGCATGTCTCCATGAGCTTTAGAAGTTGAAACTCAATGTCTTTTACATTAAGTTTCATGATCTCACTTTAAGATATGTTTTAGTTTCTTGACAATATCATCCGCGTTTTTCCATGAGATGTATAATGACTTGTTCCTTGTAAGCTTAACAGGAATTTTAAGAGCTATCAACTCGTTTACAATGTCAATATCTTTTTTCCTTAGGTATATTTGAATTGATGTTTGAAGATTCTTCGATATTTGAGCTATTTCGAATAACGCATGTAGGAATTGGGTTTTTCGATCGACCATAATCTCTGAGTTTAAAACTCAGAATTAAGAGTATTTAAAACAAACAGATAAAATAAAAATAAAAAGGGAAAAAGAAAATCATGAATTTAAGGGCCTAGCATGATCATGTCTTCAACTTCTGAGAAAATTCGTTCATTAATGTATTTCCTCACTGCTTCTCTAATGAGCTCTGCTCTGGAAGGTGAGAGACCTTCTTTCACCAGTTCATCAAGTATGTGAACAATGTATTTTGGCATGTGCACTGTTATTAACTGCATCTCTCTTTTTTCACCTTGTTTATACCTGATCTTCGGTCTTGTTTTCAATTCAACGATCCTACTTTGTTCATCGATAATGTCGTTAAGACACTTTACGAGAAACGAAATTACTGCATCATAGACGAAATTGTGTATGTCTTGAACATTCAACTTAGATATTTTTTCAAAGATAAAAGATGGAATACCAGCCCTAATTTGAGCAAACCTTTCTTTATCATCGCTTGTCTTCATGTAAGTTTCTATCCAATACTCTATGGCCTTTATAATAAACTCTTTTCTGGAAGCAAACCTCCCTTCTGTAATAAGATGATTTATCGTTTCCACGACGTTTTTCGGTAGTGTTAAGCCTATCGTCTTGTTGTAGTAGTTGATGTTGTGGAAATGACTTTCTTGAGACATACTCTCCCACTATATTACCTATTATAAAATTTATAAGTTTTCAGAGACACTCAGAATGAGGGTAAAAGAGTATGTTGAAACTAAAAGAAGTTAATGAAATTATAGAAAAATGCTCTAAAATGTATGAATTAATCGTTCAGTATCAATTTGGGAAGATATCGCCACATTACATTCGGGAAAAGTTGATTGAAACTATTCAACTTTTAATGTCATACTTCAGTCTTAATCTCTCGATTGATATTGACTCACTTTCGATTTCAGAATTGATAATGCTCTTTGACTTTCTAGCACACAGACTACATCAAATTGTGAAATGTGAGTTTCATTAAAAGAAAAAAGAGAAATAAAAAAACCAATGTTTTTTACTTCTGGATCTTCTCAATGTATTCTTTCATCAATTCCTTGTATGTTTCGTACAAGTTCATGAACTTGTTGTAAAGGTAATTGAATTTCATGAGAAGTTTTAGAATGTTCTCGAAAGTTTCTTCCAGATCCTGAAATGTTGATGATAATTCGTTTATCAAATGAACATGTTCTTTCGGGGCCTTTCCTAAATACTTACACTTTTTCTTACCACTTTCAATCCATCGTAGACGATAGTAAGGCCCGTAATACTTCTTACCATCTTTCGTATCTGCAGGAACATAAGTCCAATCGATCCAGTAACGTCTGTCGCTCAATGGAATTTCAAGTGTTAATCCTGATCTTCTCATTTCTCTAAATTTTAAGAACTTCTGAATTATCTCGGTTAGGTAATCACTTTTTTGTGAGTTCATACTCCCATTTTTTACTATTTAGTGTCTGGTTTATAGGCTGCGACACTAAACGATGATTGTATGGAAAAAGCGATCTTTCATTGTGTGTTTACGTAAACAAGACATTACACTTAAATACAAGGTAATGAACGGTCTTTCTACAGATAAAATATGTCTATGGAAAGTAGGATATATGACATTTTGAAAAACCCATTTGAGTACTACTTTAGAGAGGCCTTGAAAGAATTGAAGTTACTTCAGGAATTGAAGGAAAAGGAAAGACAATTACACATCGAGTTTCAAGATTATATATCGAGGGTAAGAGAGGATTTGAGACCTCTAGCTCATAAGTTGTATGAAGACAAGTTTAGAGATTTAAAGAGGGAAAAAGCATGGGCTAGAAAGAGACTTTTTGATATCCTCAAGCTTCTATACGATGTTTGTGAGCTTAGGAAGAATGGTCTTTGCAATGAAAAGTGTGTATTCTATAAATATTGTTTAGAAATGGTGAAAAAACATGAGAGAGGTAAGACTTACGGAGTTAGAGCAAAAAATCGTTGAACTTTACCAGAAGGGTTATTCCATTGCTCTTATAATGCAAGAATTGAAATGTTCAAGATCGACAATATACAAGGCCCTATGGAAAGCAAAAAAGATAATGACGATAAAACGTCATACAATGATAGATGAATTGATCATGAACCTAGACAGAGCAATATCACTAATCGATGTTGCAATTAAAAGACTTGAAAGTGATGATATTGTCTTTGCAAAAGAAATGATGAATCAAGCAAGGGAAATAATAAGGATTACAAGGGATAGAATGAAGTTTATAAAAGACCTAAGAAAAATGCTAGCTTGAAATTGGGATTGGGTAATACCTACAACCTTGAGATCCAACATATGGTCTTCTTCTGAATTTCATAGTCTTTCCTATCCATTCGTAAAAACGCTCTATTGAATCATAGTTTAAGTCTTTCATGACTTGTTCGACAACATTTCTTGGGTAGTAGCATTTGAACATAATGATTTCATTGTCTTTCTTCATCATAAAGTAAATGAACATCGACCCAAAATCACAAATCCCGACTGCAATCACCTTAGCTTCAAACTCGATGGGAACTTTAGCTAATGTTACAATCTTAATGGTCTTTTCGTTCATGGTCTTTAAATCCTCTAACCAGAAATTGTCATCACTTATTACCTTGTACTTAGCTTGACGTTTAAACCTTGGAATATCCATCACCTATGGAATCGCTATAAGCCCATGTACTCAATTAACCATTTCATGATTAAGTAGATCTTTTCGGCTCTACCAGATCCTACAGATTTCCATAATCCTCTTTCCTTTCCATATTTCTTTAAAGCAAAGTCAAAATCATTGTAAATTTCTCTAATCCATTGCTTAATGACACTCTCATCAATTTCTTTACCTTCAAACATTAACTTCCTTGTTATTTGTCTTTCTTCCTTTTCTTCAAAGAATCCAACAGTAGTTGGTTTTACTTGTTTTACAAAGAATATTGTTACATTTGGTAATTTTGTTTGTAAGAAATTAGCTAATTGTCTTAATTTTCCAACATAATGTCTTTGTTTTGTTATGTAAACTCCATCTGCAATCTTTTCAAATTGAACTTTAAACAATTCTTGAGCTTCCTCTAAAGTTTCTTGAACTAAAACCCATTTTCTTTTTCTTTTCGTAGAAGACTTAACATTATCTTGACTAGTTATTTTAACTGTGTGAGTTAAAATAAGTAATCGGGCTTTTCTAGGTGTCATTTCATAGGAGGAATTTAGGTTTACTTTCTTTCTCATGGGCGCGTTCCCCAAAAGAGATACGCGTTACCAAATTTATAAACTTTTCTCCATTACCTACCATCGCCACTGTCATTACTGACACAGTTAATTTAAGTTACCTTTCGCAAACTGTAGCGTTCATGCTAGTGTTTCGTGAGGTGATGAAGTTATTTTAAATGTAAAATACAAATTTTAAAATAAGTGAAAAGAGAATTCAATCCTGAAAAAATAATATAGAATATAATATGTATTAGTGTAAGTTCATGGGTTTGAAAAAGAAAAAAGGAATGAGTTTAATTGGGCTTTACGTCAAGCTATGTTAGGCCCTTTAATATGTTGGGACGTAACCGATCATTAACTTGATGATTTCATCGATGATTGCAGGGTCTAGTCCTCTTGCAGTCCATGTTGCTTTAATAACCTTGACTTCAGTTTCTAATGTCTTTCCTGTGTGTCTTGTCATTGCTCTATAGATTTGTCGAGCAACGTTTAGGTAAAATGGCATTTGAATTACTGGAACTCCAAGTTCATTAAGTCTATGCTTAACGGCCTGTTCAAAGTCTACTAGTCTTGCAAATTGTTCTTGAGCTTGATCATTTGCAATGTCTTTTACTTGAGCAAATCTGTTACGTACTGTATCAGGATCGAACTTTGAACTCCATTTCTTGATTCTTATTGTGTAGGATCTATATGGCATACGCTAGACCCGAGAATAACATGAAAAAGAACAATGTATATAAACATGTGAAATATAGAGACAATATGACATATATAGTAACTCACTATATCTCATTTTTTGTGAGGGGACTTTCCATGACGTATTCGGATATCGAAATAAGATCTGAAAATAATGTTGAAGAAATGAAAGAGGAAGAAAAACATGAGGAAAAAGAAGGATTAAAAGTCGTTGAAGTGAAAGGAAACATAATTAGGTTATCTAATGGGACTGAAATTGAGGTATTAACTGATAAAGAAATTGCGAAACAAGATGTAGTAAGACAATTACAAGCCATTTCTCGTTATGCTCAATTTAGATTGCAAGGATACAAATATCGAATTGAAATAGATCCTCACGCTAAAAATCCAAAACTGTATATCGAAGTCATACTTGATTGAGGTGTTTTATCATGAGACTTGTCTTGACATACTTTAGGGCCGTTTCACTTTATGAACAAGCTAAGTTGATTGAAAAATGTTTTATAAATCATGGTCATGAAGTTCTGGTAAAACCATACATCTCATTATTTGATGTAATTCAAAAACTAGGTAATGCATATCTATGGTTTGTAATTGCTAATCCAACATGGTTGATCGACATAGCTCCAGTTTTTATCGAGGCTAAACAATCTACTAGAAATCGAGCTTTTGTTTATGCGACCATCGAGGGTATTCCATATCCTCATTTAGCAAGATGGCATGCAACAAAGTACATCGACTTTATCGCAAATTCATACTTTACAAAAGAATGTCTTGAAAAAGCAAATCTCAGGGTAATCGATGTTATACACCATGCTATCGATTTTGAGGAAGTTGAAAGAGCAAAGAAACTTGCAGAGAAATACCAGAAAAAGTTAAGACAAGACTTCAAGGATCGTGTTATTTTCGTTTATGTTGGTCGTGATGATCATCGAAAACAACTTGATCGTCTAATGCAAGCTATTGACATCTTGAATGAAAAAGCCCCTAATGATTTTGTCTTGCTCCTACATACTGAATTGAGAAGACAAGAACTATTCAAAAGACCTAATGTTTACATCGTTGGAGACTTTGGATCAAGAAGTCATGAGGAAGTTCTTGGACTATTAGGAGCATGTGATTACCTCGTCTTTCCATCTGCATGCGAGGGCTTTGGACTTCCAGTTCTCGAGACTTTAGCAATGGGAAGACCAGTAGTATGTTGTAAAATGAAACCTCTAATCGAGTTTACAAATGAAAAATGCGCTATTTACTTTGAATATGATCATATCGAGTATTGGAAGACAACTGCAGAACAGTACTTTGTCATGCATTTATACGATCCTGAGGAACTTGCAAATGCAATGTTAAGAGCAATCGATATTAGAAAGAACAATAAGGATCTTTACATGAACATGTGTATCGAGGCATACAATACTGCGCTTAACTTTGATTACAAGAAAGTCTATAAGAAATTCATAGAAAAATGTAGATGGTAATATGTCATACCTACCATTTAAAGAGCTAATTTGGAGAAAGCTAATTTACCTTGAAAAGTGTACGACATTTAGAGGTATCTTATCGACATACTATAGATTTACTGCATTGCAGGAATTAATTCAATGGTTGATATCATATAATGTACTTTTTAGGTTTGTACTTGATCTTAACTTGAACTTACTAGCACACTTACCATCGATAGAATTTACATTCTTTAAAATCGATTTTAGAGATCAATTTACTATTCCATTCGAAAAGATTGAAAAAGCAAGGTATGGAATGTCAAGGTATGACACTTCAATATACGACCCCCCGACAATAACACCTACGGATCTCGAGCAATTGATTTGGGATTTGACATACCACACTACAAAACATGATGCTCTAGAGTATAGACACCATGCAAGTACTTTGAAACAATACATCTTTCTTGTGAGAGAGCAATTGAGAAGACATGAATTTGCAGAGCATTACCTCAATACGATCGAGTCGATCATCTCTTTAACTGAAGGGAAAGTTTTGAAGTCTGGTTACTGGGGGGTAGCGTGTTGGGATGTTTCAGCATGGACTGAAGAAATCGAACAATATTCAGTATTTGATGCTAGATCGATAGAAGATTGGAAGACAGTATCGAAACTTGAGTCTATATTCGTTGGAGAGTCGTGGTGGGAAGTAACGTCGTGGGACTACTCACGATGGATTGACGTTGATGCTGAGATAAAACCAGAGCTTGAGGACTTTCTAGACAATACAATCAAGGACTTTTGGAAGCATGTAGAACCGTTGTACACTGGATATCTCTTACTTTCACGATCAGAGCAATTGCATTACCAAGGAACTAAACACCAACTTCATCAGGCTAACATAATTAGACAAGTAAAGAAGATTGTTAATCAATATGGCGTTCCATCAATACAAGTTCAATCGTACATAGCATTTGCTCTAGAGTTATCGTATAGAGCAAGGTACAAGGGTAAGCTTGAGGTTGATGATATTGTCATGAAGTATGAGCGACTAGGCCTAAATAGAGAAATCCTCTTAAAGATCGTAGAAATGATAAAGTACATGGTGATTAAATGAGTGAGGTACAAATAAAACCAGAACAAAAACCTCAAGAACCAACAATGACACAACAAGAACTAAGTAACATCATGAACAATATTATGAGGATTGTAATTTCAATGAGTCTTGAAGTTCTTGATCATAATTGTAATTGTGTCTTTTATCAATACGCGAGAGAACTTGCTAAAGAAGTTAGGAAGTTATTGAGACAAGGGCTCTTTAGGTTTTAAAATAAAAAGTCTTTTTAATCTCAATTTTTTCCATTGTTTTTCTGAATTTATTTTACAGAAAGTGCTTGGGACTCTGGAAAGTACGGTCTTTCTCTTAATGTAAACTAGTATTAATACCTATTAAATATTATAGAAAGTATTTCTTTCTATTTTAAATTGTGAGGTTGATTGTAATGAATAGGTCCTGTTAAATATATTCGACGATTGTACATTTTTATTTTAACTGTAGTTCCTGGTAAATACACCAGGTCTATTCTCTTTTCAGTTATTTTACGTTTTTTGACGATTACCATAAGCTTCATGTCTTGCTATTTCTTTTGTTCTCGCTTATTTAGTGTCTCAAGCTCTAGCATGGACACTAAGGGGTTTTTCAAGGAAAGAGAAGAACATAAAAACTTCTGAGTACGTGAGCAAAAGAGTGGGATCATGTCATCTAGAAGTTCATCTAGAAGTGAAAGACCATTATATCCTAGAGAAATAAATGCAGGATACAAGCATTATGAGGGAAGTATAACGATAGAAATTGTAGAAGTTGCGGAAGTCCCTCAGTTCCCATCTGGTAAGGCCTACATGATAGCTTATCGTATCATAGATGGTGATTACGTTAGTCCAGTCGCTCATTTGTTTGTAAGCTCTGATACTGATCTTAAAAAGGAGTTCAAAAGAGTGGTTGATTTTTACAATCAAGTTAAATCGTCTATTCTAGGTAGAAGATAATGTCTCAAATAACGATTAAGGTATTAGACCTTGAGTTTAAACTTGAGGAATTCAAGCTCGAACTCATTCCTGATACTCTAAAGCAATGGGAAATAGGAGGTATTACAGATCCATTAGGCCAACTAATTAGATGGTTGTGGGAACAGATCAGTAAAGCTTTTTCATGGTTGTGGGACCAAATTTGGAGTTTCATAACAACTGTAAGAAATCAAATTTATGACTTCCTAAAATCTGGTTGGGATTCACTAGTTTCAACGTTTAGAACTATTATCGATGGTGTATATCGAGGAATAACAGGATTTCTAGATCAAATTTGGAATGTATTACAACAAGTCCCAAAGTTTTTCGAGGAAATAGGTAGGGCCTTAGCACAAATTGGTACTGTAATTCAGGAAGCCGTAGTATCTGCATTTCAAACGGTTTACAATTACCTTACACAAACAGCTCAGACAATAGTCAATAGTGTAATTTCAGGCGTAAGAACATTCATTGACTGGATAGTAAAGGGAATTCAAGGACTACAAACATTGTTTAGTGAGATCGCGAATAGGATAATGAGCTTTCTACAAGGTATTGTAGCTTCAATACAAAATGCATTTGCTCAGGTAGTGTCATTCTTTGAACAGATAGGTCGAAATCTAGCGTCATTCTTTACACAAATTCAACAATTCATTACATCTGCATTTCAAAACGTGATGAATTTCTTCCAAGGTATTGTAAGTCAAATAATGACTTTCTTCCAAAACATAGCAACTACAATATCTACATTGTTTACACAAATTAGTCAGTTCATAACATCTGCATTTCAACAACTTTGGACTGGACTTCAAGGTTTCTTTAGTCAAGTAATGACTTTCTTTGAGAATATAGCAAGAACATTATCGACATTCTTTACTCAAATCCAGCAATTTATTAGTACTGCATTTCAAAATGTTGTAGCTTCCATACAAGGATTCTTTAGTCAAGTTGTAACGTTCTTTGAAAATATTGGTAGAACATTATCTACATTATTTGCTCAGTTACATCAAGCCTTGTCATCTGCATTTCAAAGTATTATCAATGCTATAACATCTGCATTCCAAGGAATACAAGCATTCTTTACACAAATAGCACAAACAATAACTGCAGGATTTGAAACGATAAAGAGGTTTTTCGAGAATTTAGCAAGAACGATAGCTCAATTTCCAACAATGATAAGTGAGTTTGGAAGATGGATTATCGATTCTATTATAGGGCTTGGTGAGTTCATTAAAAAGTCAATTGAAGGTGTATACCAGCAATTGCAAGTCATAGGTAAGTTCTTGGAAGGATTCATCAATCCATTGTTAAAAATTTGGGAAACACTGCAAAATACATGGAAGTGGCTTACACAGGACTTACCTAGAATGGTAAGTAATCTTCCGAGAATGATTGTTGAATCGTTCTTAGCATTGGGAAAGCAAGTTTATGACTTCTTTATGAACATTGGAAAGTGGTTTTTCACAGGACTTCAAACATTTACTTCAATGATATACCAAGCATTTATATGGATTGTAGAACAAATTACTAACCTTGTCAAGACAATTTTCAAGACAATGTTGGAAGCATTTTCAGGTATTGCAAAGTCAATACATGAGAAAATGAGGGGAACATCAATCGAGGAAATATTGACTGCAGTATTTGACATTCTCATAAGGTTTGGATTTGTTGCATTAAATACTTACATGATGCTAGATTTAGCTTCAATAACTATAGCAGGAACTGGAGTTAGACTTGACGGTGTAAAATCATTTGTGAGCAAGGTCTTTCAATTTGACGCAATAGTAAGCGGAATCTCAAGCGCATTCATTACAGCAGCAATATTAACACCAATGCAGTATGTCATAAACTACCAATACAGACCAAGAATAATCGACACATCAACTGTAATCAATGCTTACTGGAGAGGATTGATCAAAGCGGAAGATCTCGATCGATACTTTGGATTTCACGGATTTGGGAAAGAACAGTATGAACTGATAATTGAAGCTTCAAGACCAATACCATCGTATAAAGACTTGTTCATAATGTACTGTAAAGACATTATCGATCTCAATGAATATATTAAATGGTTTAAAGCACAGGGATATAGTGATGACTTTGTAAAGAAAATCACGCAACATCTTTACTTCGATTTGAGACTATTCGATCTATACAGGATCTATGATACAGTATTTCCAGATCCTCAATGGCTAAGTTCGAAATTACAGATATGGGGATTTACAAGCGAGGATGCAAAGCAAACAATATTCTCAATACTTAGAAGGCCATTGCGAGATGAAACTAGACGTATCGTTTATGGTCTTATTGAGCTTGCAGAGATGGGCCTTATCGATCCAGAACATATACCAGATTACTTCAAGAAGATAAGTGAAGCATCGATGGTTGAAGTAAAGTATAGAGAGCATTTGTTCGAGGGAATTAGAGAGCACACGTTTAAAGACTCGATCATCTATCTTTCTGATTACGAACTTAATGCAATTAAGGAGTATGTAAAGATTAGACGTGAAAGGTATATAGCAAGGGAAAAGGTTAGGGCCTTAGTTGTTGCTCTAAGACGCGGAGCAATAACGAAAGAACAATTCATAGAAGAAATGAAAAAGCTTGGATATCCAGAGGAACTTGCAAAATTCGTGTGTGAAGCAAATGCTCCCCATTATGAGCTATCGATAGGTTACATACTATCTTTTGCAGATTACATTGAACTTCCAGAGGATTACATTGAAGCTAAATTGACATTCTTAGGAGTTCCTGAGGAAGACAAGAAAATAATCAAAGAGGTATTGAAGATCAAGCCTCTTAGAGATGAAAGAAGGAGAATGGTTTGGGCCTTGATTGAAATGTATGAGCAAGGACTTATAACAGAGAGAGATCTTGAAGATCAACTTAAGGCTCTTGATTTAAGACAAGAAGAAATAAAGCTCATTAAGGAATTTGCTAGGATAAAAAGAACATTGTATCTACGTAGGATTACCTATAGAGCATTGATTAGATTGTATCAAAGAGGTAAGATTACTGATCAGGAATTTATCGATAAAATGAGGGAAATAGGAATTCCAGAGAATCTCGCTAAGTTATTGCTTGATGCAGAAGCTAAGACATACACCTTATCGTTAAGCGCATTGTTGCATTATGCAGACTATGTGGCAATACCAGAGGAATTCATAGTTAAAAAGCTTGATCAACTAGGCCTACCAGATGATGAAAAGCAAATTGTCTTGCAGGTATTCAAGATCAAGCCTTTGAGAGACGAAAGGAGAAAGACAATTTGGGCCTTAATTGAAGCTTATGAGAAAGGTCTTTTGGGAGATGAAGAATTGAAGTCTGAATTAAATGCATTAGCATTGAGACCAGGAGAAATTGAATTGCTAATGTCATTTGCTAAATTATCAAGAACATTATACCTAAGAGATCTAACATATAGAACATTGATTAGGCTATACCAGAGAGGTAAGATAACTGATGAACAGTTCATAAATGAAATGAGACGAATTGGAATTCCAGAGGATCTTGCAAAGAAAATACTTGATGCAGAAGCTAAGACATATACATTGTCATTATCCGCATTGTTACACTATGCAGATTACATAGCAATACCTGAGGAATTCCTACTTAAGAAATTGAGACAATTGGGACTTCCAGAAGATGAAATAGCGATTGTTTTGAAAGTATTTAAGATCAAGCCTCTTAGAGACGAAAGAAGGAGAATCATTGGAGCATTACTTGAAGCCTACGAGAAAGGAATTTTGACTGATGACGAAATCAAGAAGGCTTTAGAAGGCCTTGCATTGAGACCAGAAGAAATTGAATTGCTAATAACGTTCGCTAAGATATCGAGAACACTGTACTTGAGAGACATCATCTATAGAGCATTGATTAGAATGTATCGTAGAGGAAAGATTACAGACCGTGAGTTTATCGAGGGAATGAAGAAAATAGGAGTTCCAGAAGATATTGCAAAAATGCTGCTTGAGGCTGAAGGTAAGGCCTACACCTTGACGTTAGGAACATTGTTAAGCTATGCAGATTACGTTCCAATTCCTGAAGAATTCATACAGAAGAAACTTGAGCAGCTAGGTCTACCAGAAGATGAAAAGAAGATTGTAAAGCAGGTCTTCAAGGTAAGGCCTATTCGAGACGAAAGAGAGAGGATCTTCTACGATCTAGTTGATGCTTACGCGAAAGGCTACTTAACAGATCAAACATTGAAAGACATATTGACAAAACTAGGTTATACACCAGTCGAGGTTGAACTTAGAATGTTGCATGCAAAGTTTAGACGTGAATCATACGTTAGATACTTGAGAGAGAGAACTCTCGATCTATTGCTTGAGTACAACCTCATTACACCAGAAGAATACAAGGAGGCTCTAAAGGAAATGGGAATGACTGATGAAATGATTATGGAGAAAATGCAGTACATCCTTGCTAGAAAAGAAAGAAAACGTATTAGAGAGTATAGAGTAAGGAGGAGATAAGGTGATAAAATGTCGTACTACGGCCTATGGAAGCCTCGATCTGGAGAAGTGATAAAAACAAGATGGGGCCAGTTGGTAGTTGATGCTCTCGATGATCTTCATAATAGAGTATCTGGAATACAAACTGTCTTTTCATATGGTTACCTTGTTGGAGATATAATCCCTGACAAAGACATTGCATATTTGGTAGGAAATCCAAATGCTAGGATTAAGGAAGTTCATTCAGGCTATGGTTACTTCACGTATGATTGTTTCATCTCTGGAAAGAGAGTTTTGAAAGATGGAGATCCAATTTACATTGCAGATCTATATCATGAAGCTAGGGTAAGGATTACAGAGGCTATTGACTATGCATACATTACACAATACACATCAAGATTAACGTTATTCGATATTCCATTGTCTCAAATAGAAGGTAGGATAGTTGAAGTTAGTGAAAAGATCGAATCGATATATGCAGGGTATAGTCTTGCAGATATTTACTCAAGACTTAGTGATATAGAGACAAGGCTAGAGACACTAATAGATGAAAAAAAACCTAAGTTGCTAGGCCTAATGGTTGATTACTACGCTCCAGAGTTTATCGATATATTCGAGAGTGATCTTGTAGTTCAAGGTGATGGTAAGGTTAGGATCAAAATTACTGGTGATCGTGATTTCTATGGTTACCTCAAGTGGATTCCTGCAGGATTGACGCAAGAAGTAATATCATTACTCAATGAGGGAAGGTTAATTCCAAGAAATGCATGGAAGGAATTTGACTTTACAGTTATGAAGAATGACAAAGTAAATGTAAGAGTTTCACCATCAACAAAAGTAACAGTTGCTATTTACAATATCTTTGAAGCATAGTCATGGCATTGTTTTATGTATATCCTAAGTGGCATGTTGTTTCATTTACAGTAATAGCGGAGAAGCATCTCAAGTACTTGAGACGCTATGTGAATGTGTATGACATTGATGAAAAAGAATGGTCTAGGATCTTATGGTCTGTAAAACACAATTTTTTGATTCACCCAATAATGTATCCCATCATTTCAAAGTTCATAGATCCTGAAAGATTGAGGAAATGCTCAAACAAGCTGGGGGGTTTTGAGGTTGCAGATAGTGATCGAATATCTGAATATGCAGTAAATATTATCAACATGTTCGATCTTGTTATAGTCCCATCGACATTTGCTAAAAAGGTATTTCAAGAATCTGGTGTTAAAACCAATATCGAGGTTTTACCTCATGGTATAGATGATGAATTTGTTAGGCCTAAGAACTTTCCAACAAATCCAGATATCATGAGGGTAAGACTTGCAAATGGTGTTAAAGTCCTTTTCTTCCTATGGCATTCAGGGGAAAGAAAAGGAGCGGATCTTGTCTTTGAAGTTATGAGGTATGTACAAAGGAAAAGACCAGACACTATACTTGTCTTAAAAACATGGAATCCATGTGGGTATCACTACATGCTACTCAAAAGGTTAAGACATATTGAAGTCAATGGTTTTTTAAGTGAGAAAGATCTTGTAGATCTTTACGATTCATGTGATATTTTACTTTGCTTCTCGAGAGGCGGTGGTTTTGAACTTAATGTCTTAGAAGCATTAGCGAGGGGCCTTGTAGTTCTAGTTCCAGAGCAAGGATCTTGGATTGACTATGCAAAAGATAGTGTTTTAATTAAGGTTGCTAGGAAAGTCAAGGTTTACAATGACAATCCAGTACATGTAGGTTATGGATTTGAAATCGATGTTAATGATGCGATTGAAAAGTTAATACATGTGATCGACCATATAAAAGAGTACAAGGAAAGATTTGCAAGAATAAGAAAGTACATTATCGAGAATTACCACTGGTCTAAAATCGTTGAAAAACTTGTTGATATACTTGACAAGTACGGTTTTCTCGAGGGTATATCATGAAGTATCATGAACTTTCCAAGATGTTACATGAGGAATCTAAGAAACACGGTTGGGGACTTATCTTGATAGCTCGAAACGAATTAAAACAAATCATCGATCAATATAAACCATTTAAGATCTTGGAAATTGGTTGTCATAATAGGCTTTTGGAAAGAACATTGAGAGAATGGAATTTCAAGGGACTTTATGTTGGACTTGATGTTGTGAAGTATGATGTAAATCCTGACGTTCTAGGATCTGGTGATCAACTCCCATTTCGAGACAATTACTTTGATCTCATTGTCATGCTTGAGACATTAGAGCATATACTAGATTACGTACGTTGTCTGAAGGAGTGTCATCGAGTATTGAGGAAAAACGGATTGTTATTCATACAATCTGTTATTTGCTATGATCGTTGCGCATACAATGGAGATGAATCTCACTATCACACATTACACCCAAATTGTTTAAAGAGATTGTGTAGGTTGATAGGCCTAGAACATGTTGCAAATGGTCTTATAAACGCTACATTTTGGATCTTATTCAAAAAGGTGAAGTAACATGTCAAATCTCGAAGATCTAATTAAAACGTTGAACAACATCATGGCAAAGCTAAGGTATGTTACCAAGGAAGACTACATCTTACCAGAAGACCACAACCTGCTTGTTGATTGTATAAAAACAATAAGGAATATATTAAACTGTATTAGAGAGAAAGCAAGGGAATGGGGGGTTTCCATCGATTCAAAACTTGATGATCTATTGAAGACACTTGACAATATAATAAGTAAGCTAAGATATGTAGAATATGGAGACTATGTTATAACAGATGATCATAACTTACTTGTAGATTCAACAAAAACAATTAGGGATATCATCGATGTTTTAAAACAAGTCTTTGAGATTATCAAGATAATAACACTTGCATATGAGGTAAAGACATGTAAAATAAGTTACACTGTTACAGAACCTCCAAAGTCGGTAGCTACAAGTAAAAATATATGTAAGGTAAGCTATCAAATAACAGTGAGTTAGGGATAGACCATGAAAGTTAAATCAAAGTCATGTTATAGAGTTGTCATTGAGACGAAGGATAGAGATGGAAAGGTCTTGAAAAGAATAGAAAAGCAAGGTGATGCATTAACGTTAAACTTCGCAAAACTTCTCGCAATGATTCTCGTAGGAACAGAAGAGTTAAATACAAAAAATTACGCTAATTTCATCGAATATGGAGGGTCTAGCGAAACTTTAATCATAGGATATTCAGGTTATAACTTTTGTTATGAAGAATGTTACGAGGGGTATATTGAAATTGGGACTGGAACTTCACCTCCCAAACCAACTGATTATAAATTAGAAAATCTTGTAAAAAGGGAATATGTAAAAACAATAAACATTATCTACGGTGATAATTATATCGAAGTTGCCATTTCAGGATCTATAACAGTAAATACAGAAATGGATATTAACGAAATTGGATTAACAATAAGAGCTCAAAATAACAGTGGCTACTTGAGGTATTTCCTACTAGCTAGAGATGTACTACCAAGTCCTGTTCATGTAACTACTGGTCAAACTGTTACGATAACCTACATCTTTAGGTTTGAGTGGTAATTTTCATGGAAAATCTTGTCGCTTCACTACTTTTAATAACTATCACATTTATCATTACTATCATCTTTGCATTATGGTGTATCTCCTTGATAATGAAGTTAATATTGAATATAGAGGAAATGATCGATCATTTTCTTAATATCGTAAGATTGTATCCATGAAAAACATGTTTACCCTAGGGTTTTTTGTATGAGTCATAAAGTTCTTGTAATTATCCTAGATGGTGCGTCATTTGTTTTCTGTAATTTATTTCTCTGGTATATGGATAATGTAAAATGGTTTTTCCATAACTTTCATAGGAATATGCTTTACATCGATGATATACCAATAACACCGACGATACTACATAATTTTTTCACTGGAAAGTACAGTAATGAACATGGTGTTTTTGGATTTAAAACACTTGACAAACCATGCTCTATCTTAGGCGATTACAAGGGTAAGTATGTTTGGGATATTGCTATTGAACATGGTTTTAAGGTTAAGATCTTGAACGTTCCAGTAAAAATACCTACTGTTAATATCAATGTTGATCTCTATGGAATGAATTGGGTAGATGCATGGTTACCTCTTAAAGACAATTTTGAAAGTATTGTAGATAGATTTCATGAGATTGTCATTAGGAATATAGTGAAAGAATGGGATTTGTTCATTGTATGGTATCCAATCCCTGATCAAGCACATCACCATTTCTTTCAAACACTACATAATGAGGAATGTCTTAGAAAGGCCTTTTACTGGTATAACAAGGCCTTTAAATTTGCTAGAGAACTCATAACTCTTTCAAAGCCTAAGTACTGGATTGTATTGTCAGATCATGGATTTTCAAGTGATTTCGAGGAAGTTATTGCTCATGGTGTTAAACAACATGTTCATGTTAGAGATGGTCTTGTAGTTTCAAACACAAGAGAATTACCTAGAAAGACCATAGACGTATATAGATGGATTATAGACCATCTACATCAGTAAAACCTCTCGAAACTTTCCTTGAAGTTTCGTTACTCTAGCATTAAAGCCGTGTTTTGGTAGTGGTAGCTTAAATTATCTGAGTCAGTAGCGACAGTAGTTTTGAGACATCATACTATCGACCTACATTGTTTTTATGGTGTATGGTTCTACGCGTTTCTCTTTTTAGTAACGCATACAATGTATGGCATGAAAACTAACATAAAGCTTATATCAATGTAGTAGTGAAAAGCTTCATAGGGGTAATGAAATGACATTGAACATAGACATTGCAGAAATACTAAGCGGAATAGCAATTTTCTTGATTACGTTTTTGTTTGAGAGGATTTGGAAACTCGATAGTAAGGTCTCGAAAATTGAGGAAGACATTAAATGGATAATAAAACTTATAGAACAAATCCAAAATCAAATTTTAGATAATGACGTAAAAAATGGTGAAAAAACATGAACGAAATCCATACACTATTAGACATTATATTAACAATTATAGCAATTATACTTTTCATTATTGGAAGACTCTTGGGAAAGAAAGCAGAGAGAACTGACTTTATATTGCTTTTAAGCGCATTAAAAAGAACATCAGAAAATGTTTCAAATCCAATGATAAAAACAGTTTTAGAAGAAATCATTTGGTATTTAGAACATAGAATTGTCGATCCATCATCACTAAAAGAGGATCTTGAGAGTAAGGTAAAGCAATAAAAAGGTTATGGAATTGAGATTTCGAGGATCGATCTCCAAATAACTTTCCCATTTTTTTCCTCTTTATGTTTCTTCAATTCGATAGACAATACTCTTATGTTCTTTAATGATCGCAATATTACGGAATTTGTTTCTTTGTTTTCTACATAGATCATTCTTTTTCCATAGATTGCGAAAATATCGATCTTGTCTTTCAAATCAATTGTAAGACCAGTTCTTACCATGTTCTTAAACCATACTGTTATCGTGAGCATTTGTTTTATAAATTCAATGTCTATCTCATGAACGTCATGGTTAAGTTCATAGCTTAGAAGTATTTCTTCCTTGTTGTGAAATACATCTTCATAAAATCCTCTTACAATTGCTATCGAGCTAAAGAATTCATCTAGTTCTTGAGCTATTTTAATGAGGTTTTGGTCTTTTACAAGCTTGAACATGTTTTTTCCTTGAAAGTCTGCAAGATTTTAATTTTTCCTTGATATTGAATAGACTTGAGACTATGTCATTACACTTTAAGAGGTATGTTAAGAATGATCATGACTTAGTGTCGTACGTTACATTGATGTAGACCTTACTTCTCTTTCTCATTTTCTCACGTCTCAGAATTCAGAGTTTAGACAAAAAGATTTTTTTCTGAGTTCTGAAAATAGTTATAATACGTAGGTGATTTTACATGGATATTACACTATTCATCTTATTAACATTAAACTTCTTTATCATAGACAATATAACCTTCTTTTTCCTATCAATCAAGGGTTGCGACGAATTAACGGTATGGAATGTAATAACATTTTTAACAATAATACTAACAATTTTCGTATTCATAATGACGTTCGACATATTATTGTCGTTAACACCATACATAGCAATGCTCCTATTGATTGGAGAAGTAAGATCATTCCAATCATAAACCCCTCTTTTGTATTTTATTTTATTTATTTGTTTTGTTTGGTTATTTTAACTGTGTCATTCTTCATTTTTTGTTTTGAGACTTTATGTTCATGTGTTTAAGACTTTTTTCTTAACGCCCCGTGGGGTTAA